CACCATCGCCGTGGAAGTCATCGTTGGCGCATCCAGCCCGTTCACGGACGGATACCTTTCTGAGAGAATCAAATATCTCGCCGATAGAGGATGGACCAGCTACAGTATACTCGTTGCAAGGCGAACGAGAATACTGCTCCCGCGCGTCGCGGACCAAATAGTGTCCTTCGTGAAGAGATCCCGCAAATACCCATCCTTGTTGCGTCAGCATCGGGTGGTTCGGGGTTGCGGAGAACTTGCGGCCACTGCTAGTTTCAACCTCGACTACATTACCCGTATACCACCGTCTAAAAACTGTCCCTATCATAGCACGGTCAACAAGGGTATCACCAAGTAGGCATTCAGTTCTTGCGATCGTCATTACTCGATACTCGTTGCCACCCACTACGTCCGTTAGATTCTTGGCTAAGGTTATCGCCCCTATTCCCTGGGTAAGACCATCCACAAGAACCTGGCTCATCTGTGTAGCCATTAAGCCATTTACGCCTCGAAGATCAGTGAGCGTGCGTCCTGCTAATAGCTTGACCTTGTCCAACGACTCAGGATTACCAAAGGCATCCTGGAGGAACTGTTCCTTGGTGCCTTGGTAGTATGCCAGTTGCTCTTGACTGCCGGCTTGAGCCCGCCGCGCCTTATGCGTATCGTCAAAGGCGCGTCCCGCTCCTTTCTCATAGCCGTCTGCTATGTATTTCTCCCAGTAAGCATCGCTGGTAGGTAACACCACGCCGTCGTATTGCGACTGAAGCCACTCCTGATAAGCAACCACCTTCTCCGACGACGTGACAAACGCGAACCGTTGATTCAGCGTAGTCTCCACATTAGGTATGAACACCCCACGAACATCGCCGACACAAGGCAGATCAGTGCAAACAGATTGGGGCCTATCTCGACTACCACCATTGTTGAAGTTGCAACTTCCATCGTCTCGCTCCTCGTTAAGGGTCCGTGTGTTAAGGGTTTTCAATCCAAAAGCATCTTCATACAGCACCAGCTTCACAATCTCAGACCGCAGTCTGGCATACCGCTTACGTAACTCTCGTTCAAATGCAGCTCGCAGCATCTTCGTGCGCGTGGGGTCCGCCTTAAGCGGGTTACTTCGCACTATCTTCGTCCTGATCTTCTTGCGGGCGTTCTCTGTCCAACCGACGGCGCGTATCGCCGCAGCCTGCTTAACAGCTTTGGCTCTCGCGTTAGATCCCGTATAACATTTACCGGATTTACCCCACTTGTAACCGGTCCTGCCGCCTACCGTACACCGCTGAATCGGCATCGTCTACTTCCCCTGTTTGTTACCGCTCTTCTACCGATTTACTAGCAACCAATTTAGCTATGGCTAGCCCTATAATACACATCTCTTTATACTTACCCTCGTCTAGTCGGGCTACCAGGTTTACTGCATCGGGAAGTGTCAATAGCATCCTGAAGTTATCCCTGTCATGCTTAGCTAGACTATCTAACCAGACAGAAAACTCCATTAGTGCATTCACACCTGCCTTAGCATTTTGTTTGCTACCTTTTGCAGGCTTACGCTTGCTACTTTTCACGGGTTTAGGCATCGTCTACTCCCCTTGCGTTAGGCGGTTTGACCTCATCTTGGCCAGGTTGCATTCCTTGATCTCTTTGGCCATAGCAGCTATTTCTTCTGGGGTAGGGTCTTTAGAGAGCACCGCGTGCCGGGTGTTTACCCCCATGCTGCGCAGATAAGCACCCACCAGAATCTTATTGAGACCGAGACGAGACGCAATGTCTCGCACCATCTCCCCCTTGGAATGCCTGATTCGTATCATCCGCCTGACCCGATTGGGCCACTTATCCCAAGGATTCGGCCGCGACACATCACCCACCATAAGATTCTACTCCACTGCTAATAGTGTCTTGCACCTAGACAACAGGTTTTTCAGAGGCAACCAACTCGGGCACACCAGGTTCCGGTTCGGGATTCTTGATCCGATCGATCATTATTGACCCCAAGTCATCCTCTTCCAAAACCTCCATGATCTCGTTAGCCTCTTCCAGGGTCAAGCCGATTACCAGCGTAAGATACTGCATTACCGGAATCAATTGTGCTCCGTTTCCCTGAATATAAGCCACGATAGCTTGCGTAATCTTGACTGCTATATCCGCTTTCTCGGCGAGTGTCACTGTCTCTATCTCAGGCCACTTGGTGGAGAACCCTTTGGGCTGGGGTAAAATCCCTAACCATATCAGACGGTCCACGAACGGAACTATCAGCATCGGCGTCAAATGCCCTTCTCTCCTGGATTGAACCACGTTGTTCCAATGCTGCATGTCTTGACTCGATGCCAATTCTCCGCGCTCGCTGCCAAGGAAGATCCGCTTGGGACAGTCCTTGCTCAGGCAAACCGCCTCTAGCTGAATATTAACGTGTGCAGTAGGGTCGGCTACCTGCATGGCTAGTGCATTCACGTCAAGCCCCGATGTGATCAACCATCGCTGGAGACCGGTCATCATTTTTTCTAGTTCGGTTCTCAACGCGGCGCTATCGATCTCCACGTCGCCGCCCAGCTCAGGCTGGGTCTGTATGCTGTAGCCTGGGAAGCCACCTTTCCACATCATTTCGGTGCTGCCGCCGTACAATCTATCCAAGTCCATCAGCCTGTTAATGACCGGCAGCATGTCGGGTACGTGCAATACCTCGTTGCTAAGCAATTCATGAGTAACATGAATCACCCTGCTCCAATGTACCTGTTGCTGCGACATAGCAGGCATAGCCGACGCATCGGCACTAACCTGCACGTCGGAGCTATCGTTGAAGATCATGCTATACATCTGAGGCAGACCGAACCGAGGGCTGCTAGAGTCTTCATCGTAAGACTCGATTGGTGCCAAGTACTCCGGCAGCGCCTTGAGGTAGATCAGTTCTCTGCTAGAAGATTTACCCCCTTTGCGGTAATCCAACGGCTGTGATAGATCCTTGCCTTCCGGTCCCCCTATCCCCAGCAACAGACAACCATAGTGACCTATACCTGCCACGCGATCCGCGCGGTGTAGGTACTCCCACACCGGGTTTCCCTCGTCATCCTGATACCAGCTTTCACCCCGTAGCTTGGTTCCCAGATCCTTTACAGCCAACTCGAACGGTGTTTCTTCTTCAGGGTCTTCCGTCTCGTACACTTCCGGCTGTACCTGCCAGCAGTGGTTGGGCAGAATATCAACCACCTTCTTTGCTACGGGATTACGCAAGTACAGATCGCGGTAGTCCTGAAGACGAATGTCTTCGGTTCTAGGGTATCCACACTCATCGTACAGATCCATTCTCCGATCCATACTACGCTGGCTTACGTTACCCCTACTAAACCGCGTAGTATAGTTCTGAATGTGATTCAGAACGGTCTGCACTTTGCTTAGCAACCGGCGATACCTGGCGTCGGCTATAGGGTCCACTGTCTCCCGGGGAACCACGCGCACGCTTCCATTTCCTTCAGCCATTTTCGTCTACCTTTTCTTCGCTCCGATTACATTCCGGTCCTTCTACAACACGTTCCTGTGTCCTTCTTTTACGCTTACGCTTCAATCCTTCCCTCATGGCATCAACGGGCGTTAAAGCTGTGGAAGAGGGATACACATGTCTGTTTGAACAGGTGTCTGTCCCCGATTTATCCCGATTAACACCAAGCGACAAACACTCTGGACAGTACCCAAACGGCGATCGCATAGATCCCTTACACGTCTTGTCTTCCGCGTCTTTCTGCTTGTCCCCTTTCTCCAACTGAGCAAGAACAGCCTTTGTTTCAGCTTCATGTAATGCTGCTGTTGACTCTAACATCCTGGTTAGAGATGCTAGAAACTTTTCCAGGATTTTATTGTTCATTTCTATTTCCATTTCTATTTCAAAGTACACTACTTAGCTCCTTTTGCATGGTCTCGCATTCTTGGATTAACGCGCTTAGGTCTTCTGCCCTATACTTAACGTCAACCAGGTTCAAATCCCTGGTTTCAGACACGGTTACCACAGGGCCGCCTTCCGTCGTTTGCTTCCTATAGCACACCTTCTGCTGAAGAGGAATCTCGGTGAGCTCCTGCCTGTGCTCCAGCCACTTGATCTGTCTCTGGATAGCAGTCAGTTCCCTCTGTAGCCCCCTCTTACGTACCAGCCAATACGTTTCCTGCAAAGCGCTTAGCATCCTGGGGTCTTCCGGCGGCTCGAACTCCGGTCCCTGATAGTCTACAGCATACCGCCAACCGTCAGCAAACAGCAGAAATCCCTCTTGGTCGCTACCGTCGTCTGGCTCATACAGGACCGGTTCACCGTGCCAATCAACAAACTTGGAAAAGTATGCTTTCCAGTCCAGCACGATACGGTTACTACCGCCTTCCAGAGGTACTCCAGCCACTCTACTCATAGGTCATATCCTTTACTCATGGAACATTCCTCTCCGCGTCACCACTGGTACTTTCGGAGTGTCCCTTACTTTCTCGTTATCTTTCTGACACTTCGCGCAGATTCGATTGTATCGGTAAGCCGGCACAAAGATTCTCTGACACTTCAGGCATTGAGTCTTGCTCTCCATCACTTCGGAATCCTGTTCGGTGATCACGTTGTTCTCCACTCACACCGCACCGGCCTTAGCGCGGTACGGTTTCTGTATTATACCATAGTACGACAGCACCGCGCTGTCGGCTTCGTCCGGACTGTGTCCTATCAATTCCTGCATTGTCTTTGTATTACTATTATCCGTCTTGGGGCTTTTGTGCTTGGGAGGCAACCAAAGCCTGCCCTCAGGGTCCAGTAGCTTGGGAATCACCCTGAG